AGCACCTTTACCAGTAACAGTACCGCCAACACCAATAGCAAAATACTCCCCGTTAGCATTAGTACTCCAACGACCAGCAGCCTTGCTATCCGATCTAAGAGCAACATTAGGGAATACTTTGGCATATGCCTCTCCGTCTACTAAGTTACGCACCTTTCGACCAAAACCAACTGCAAGTTCAGCCGTGTTAGAACATTGAATGATTTTCTTATTAGGGAATTTTCCTAAGAACCAAGCTGGCAAAAGATAACTGGCAAACTCAGACTTAGTATGACGAGGTGGCATATTAATAATAAGGCGTTTAATTTTTCCACTGGCAATCTCCTCAAATTTTGTTGCCATTAATGCGTGATGTTCGCCATGAATAAAATTGGGCCACATGGTTTCTACAAACGACATAAAGTCAATTTGCCCAGTTTCACGAGTTACTGCATCCTGATAAGCCAACGCCAATGGGCGTAGCTTTGCCTGATCCTCCTCAGGCAGCTGGTCAATGATGGCTAACAACTCATCCATTCAAATTCCTTAGTTTGATATACGCTGGTCTGATGCTACGAGAGTACTTCATGTTCCCTTTGCAAACCCCTATTTCAATTAGGATTTTCATTTTCCTAGCCGTACCCCCACGCCCCCGATAACCTGTCATTCTCATCACGTCATCAATAGTCGGACCAAAGCCAAAGTCCTCCCAGAACTTTTCTATGACATGAAAGACTTCTTTTTGTGCAGGAGTCATTTGCCACAGTCCTCTTGCCCTGCACCCCAGTTGGGATCATCTTTATAAGTAGGATATTTGTTTGCACTACCAGCCCCTTCGCCAGCTACCCAATGGTCATAGGCTTGCTTTTTACGAATACCAAAATCTTTCAGCCCTCCTGGGAAAGACGAAATCGCTGCTGCATCTCTTAGTAACTTTAAGTGAGCGATCACTTTATCTAGAATAGCCACTTCCATCTCCTGTTGTTTTAACCAATCTTCTTTGTTCATACGATCCCTGCCCATAAGAAAATCACTGTTATCAGTATCAAAATGATTAGCCATTGTTCTCTATCCATATACCCCCCTACCCTTTTTGATTAGAAAAAGATGACGGGGGGGTTTCTAAAACAGTGTTTTTTTCCTGCCAGTTAGGATTTTGTACCCCCTCCCCCATAGGGATTAACTGGTTAGGGTTAATACTTAGTACTTCGCAAGTATTTGATTCTAAAGGATTTGTCACCGTAACAGGTGTTAGGGTGAGATTTGTTGGTGATTGAATGTGTGAAATACTATGCAAATGATCCGCATCGAGCACGGGCAAAAAAGGGGTGGTGGCACTCGGTGGGGGGTCGGAAATGGGAAAAGAAGAGCCAGTATCCCCAGTTTCAGAGATGGAATCCTCTTGGGATTGTTCCTGATCATCCTGATCCTGATCATCATGCACCTCACGAGAGACCACATCGACTGGATCATTGATCTCAGCGAGCAGTTGCTCGGCTGTTCGCTTGGTCGATACCCTTAGACTATTACTGTTCTGTATCGCCAGTTGGACTGCTTCCATCAGCTTGGACTTGAGCGTGGTGCTATCCATCGTATGCACCAGTTCCCGTCTCTCAGTGAACAGTGCTACCTCAGTCATCTTGCCTACCAGCTCTAACGCCTTGAGTTGCTGAGCGGGGGGCAAGTCATCATTCAGAGCCATACTGGAGAGTTTATGGATTGCCATAGCCCTCAAACGAGGGGGTAGAAGATATTCCTCCACCTCTTTCTGTGCTTCCAGTGCCGTTATGTATGTAGCCACATTTGGGGAGCGTGAGAGCTTACTTGCTTCTACTCCAGCAGTCTCTCTCTTGCCCTTAGTGTTATACGCTCTGCGGTAGGCTTCGCTCTTGTTCCCAGTAGCCACGACTTGTTCAGCAAATGCCTTTTGTTTCTTGGTTAGCTTGATCCCTTGCTTAGACTGGCTACCGAGAATGATGGTCTCAATCGGCACTGCTTTCATGCCTTCTGCTATCTCTTTCTTGGTTAGTCTTCTCTTGGTGTTAGGCATAGTATTCAATGGGTATATTTATACCCCCTGAGTATAGGACAGTTCTGTAAAGGACATCAATAGTCTTATCTCCCTTACTCTTATCTCTCTCTACTGGAGTCATCACACTGTTCCGCTTCGCTCTTTCACCCTAACACTGTTAAGGTGAGACCGCCTTTTAGGGTCATTCAGGCGAGCCATAGAGCCATGCTTCCCATTTTTATGAGCCTTGATACACAAGCAAGGCACTTCTCAGCTATATCAATCGCCTTGAAAGCCTTATTCTATATAGGGGTCAAAAATAATTAAAAAAAAGTTGTGCAAGTCAAGTTTTTTGGATTATCATTTAATCTCATTCACTAGATGAATGAATAAACAAACCACCTACTAGGAGCAGATATGCAAACACTACAAGACACAATCGCTATATGGGATAAGCAGATAGACGAGGAGCAGATGATTGGGTTTGTTCGTCTTCATGCCAATACAAACTACAACAAAGGTTGGGATGCAATCGTGGAAGCATGGACAGATGGAGACATCCTTGAGTATCTATCTGAATCCAAGTTCGATATGGCTAAGACACTGGAAGCCATACAGGAATGGATCGATTTACGGGCTGAGATGGAAGAGAACACAAGATTCGAGTAATACCTACTAACCCATGCACTGCGTGGGTTTGTGGATTATCACTTGATAGTCATAACCAAACTGCTAGGAGTTCAAATTGAAAAAAGTATTCATCATCGAAGTTCGGTCATGCGATGGTTCGGACAAGCTAATCAAGAGCCATGTATGCAGTGGTATCCGTTCAGCTAAACAGAAATTTAAAGAAGCCTTAATGATTGCCAGTCGTTTAAATATGTATGTTCGGTCATGCGATGAGCATGGTTCATCAGTTGAAATTTATTAAGGAGTATGAAATTGGACACACAAACTAAAACAATCGACTTATCCCAGTTCTATGGCACTGAGTCGTATCACCGCACTAACCTGTTTACACCTAAGTTGGTTCACACTGATGGGGTTCAATACTTTGCCGATCAAGGTGGTTGCTACTGGTTCTTGGATATCGTTGCCAGTGAATACTATCCACTGTTAGCTAAAGAGCCACTGCTCTCCATCCAGTTAGCCGTTGAGGATGGGAAAGCAGATATCTGCGTGGAAGACGGGGATTGCAACATCATCAAGCAAAAGCATATTGCCCTAACCGATTGCCCTGATGGGATGTATCGGTTCTTCCTTACGGACAATGTTTTGATGCTTACTTCGGAGTATTGATTATGGCGGACTTGATTGACACTATGACAGTCAAGTCTCCCCTATTTCTTGAGGGAAGTTGGGGAGAGCGAGACATTGGCACACATGAATCCACGCTGGAGTTGTATTTCAACAAGGACAACACTGGGTTTATCGAATGGGATATTCCTGATGTTGCCTTTGAATACATTGGTCTTTGGTTCGATATCGACAAAGATGGAAAACGCTCCCTATCTGAATACGATGGGGTTATGAGTCTCAATGACCATGCAATAGCACTGCTCCGCAAAAACGGAGTTGAAGTAGGAAAGGACTTCGAATAATGGATGCCATCATCTACAACACTGAGTTGGAGGTGGTGGCAGTTCATCGCCTACTTACTTTCATTGAAGCCTGTGAATGGGTCGAGCAGTATCTCGGTTGGCATGGTCTTGCTCGTATCAAAACTAAAGTTGACCACACCCGTAAAACAATCAAAGTCTTAGCTAAAAAGGAGTTTGCATAATGTTTAAAGATCAAGAATGGATCATCAACGCAATACTGGTCGTTGCATGGGCATATATCGCCTTGTATGTATTTCCACAAGCAATTTACCTATTCATTAAGACTGGAGGGTTCTGATGCACGAGCACGAGGGTTATGTATGGGATGAATACGATGCTCAAGGTATTTTTCTATGCCGAGTATGCGATGGATGCGTGGAAGAGAAGTTGAGCAAATACCGCCCTGAGATCCTTTCAGGGTATTCACAAAACGATGTAGATGAGCCAATAGAGCCTGATGATGAGTTTCCTAGTGAACGCTACATCTTGGCTGAGAGCAATAGTCGCAACAATCAATTTTAAGGAGCAATAACATGGGATGGACTGGGACACAATGCTTTTTCAAAATCAGTCGCAAAGACTTTTTGATCAAAGAATTTACGCAAGAAAACGATACCCACAAATGGTGGCTAACCAATATTTCAATGCGTGGTAACACCGCATATTGCATTAGTTGGCAAGAGGAGAAAGCCACTGGGATCAAACACCATGAGGGCATGGTTATCCTGACGGAGAAACGCAGAGAAGATCCTGATTGGATCTATTACAAGAATATGGGGGAGACTGTATTGCCCTATTACTTTGACGCTCCTAAGAGCCTTATCACGACTCTAAACGCACTAGGAGAGCCATACAACGATAACGCTAAACAATGGCGGGAGCGATGCTTGGAAAATGCCAGTGTCAAGAAGCCAAAGTTGAAGTTTGGGGATGTTGTGAAGTTTGCCCATCCGATGTCATTCTCATTCTCGACTGGGAGGGTTGAAGAGGACACCTTTACCTATGTTGAATACGGGACAAAGAGAAATGTATTTAAAACCCGTCAAGGGCATCTTTGCCGTATATCAAAATTAACCAATAGGGAATTTACAGTTCTATCAAACTGATGAGCCAAGAGTAATGGCGAAACAAGTAAGTATGAGACCGCAAAGTCGTATGACGAGACCGCAAATTACTTACTTGTCTTTGATTAACTGCTAGGAGAATTAAATGATTAAAAATGTTATTGCAAAGTGTATTGACCGCACAAGTTCTGATGAATATGTAGAGCATAAGGTCGAATGGGATGTTGAAGACAATGGTTCTTCTGAACATAAATTTCAGTTTGTCTCTGCTACTGATCCACTAAATGCCATCAAATCTGTATTTGGCACTATCCATCCATTATAAGGAGATTGACATGGGTTTAGATATGTATTTATCTGCAAAACGCTATTTGTGGAATAAGACTGATGATGTAATTGCCGAAAAAGTTGGCGAGGAGGGTCTTGACCGAGTGTTGGCATTACCTGACGAGTATTCATTCCACTATCAATCGAGTTGGTAAGGAGATAACCATGCAAAACATATGCGAAGACGGATATCAGGGCAATCACGATCCAGTATTAGATGAGTTTGGATTAGATGCTTACGAGCAGATTCAGATGAATTATGAGTCTCTTGAC